CAGAAAGAACAGCTGCACCTGCAGGAAACATTGAAGCAGAGAATACAGCAGCTAGTGCTAATCTTTTAAGAGCTAGTATAATTGCAGGGCCAGCCGTAATAGTTGCCCAAGCACTAAAAGCACCTGCGCCTGCGCTTATTGCCCACCCTGTCATAAAGATAGCACCTGCAGTAATACCTAAATGATAAAATGTATTTTCTACATCTAATGATTCTGCAATTGCATCTCCAATATGGGAACCAATAAATAAAGCAGCAAGGCCAGCAGCAACAGCAAATGCACCTTGGAATACTTTACCTAATGTACTACCAGCAGCTTTTGCTCCTGGTGTAGCAGCACCTGTATTGTCTTTATTAAAGATTTTTGATAAGATAAAATAATTTGCTAACTCTTTTGCTACTATTCCAATTAAGGAAGTCATCTTACCAGAGGCAATAGCTAATGCAGCTGTACCAAATAGTAAGCCTACAATAAACCCACCTGAGCTAGGAGCAAAGCCTTCAAGACCTAATCCGTTTAATATTGAATTACCAAAGTCTGTAATATGCTTTTTAAGACTATTTAAACCATCTACAAAACTAGCATCTTCTCCAAAAGCAATCTTAAAGATTAATGTAGCAACAGCAATTTGCCTGAATCCTTTATTAAACGCAACTAAAAATGCAGCTATAATAATATCCTGCAAATCCTCTTGGAAGGTTGTTTTAATATCATCTCTCAAAGCTCTAGCAGATATACGCCCAAACGTTTCCCCTAAACTTGAAAATGCTGTTCTAGCTAAATCAGTATTTGCAATACCTTTTTGGAATAGCTCTACTGTATTTTCAATAACTAAAGCTAAGTTTTGTTCTAATGTTCTTGTAGATATATTGTTAAACTTTTGTTGAATATCTAGTTTAAAATTTTGGAAAGACACATCAAATTGTGATTCGTCCATTTTAGCTAATGCTGCTTGTAATTTAGCAGCTAATAGTGGCATCTCTCCTAATCCTGGTAAGAATACACCAAGTAGCTTTGTCATTGCATTTGTGAATTCATTAAATACTTTTCCAGCACCAGACTTAGAAAACTGAGCTAACTTCTTTATGCTATCGCCAATTAAGTCTAATGAGTAGTTAATACCTGAAGCAGCAGCTTCCAAACCAGAGTTACCTAATCTTTTTATAGCAGCAACAATATCATCAAATAAATTTTCAATATATTTTAATGCTCCAACATCTTGGATAATTTTTACTTCAATTTGTATTTTCTCTTTCCACATATCAAATGCATTTTTGATATCAGAAAATACATCTACTACATAACTTGAGAATTTAGTTATTCCTGGAGTTGCCATTCCATATAGCTTATTTGCCCAATTAGCAATACCCATAATAGTGTCAGGCCAATAAGAATTACCGACAACTACATCGTATATTTTAAAGAATACTGCAATAACAAATTTTCCAAAGTCATCAATTTTCTGTTTAACAGTATTTAGCCTTGGCATATAAGAATCAAGGTCTAATTTAAAATCAGGAATATTTGGTACAAAATTACTTAAATCTATTTTCTTACTATTTTGTACAAACTGATTAATTGACCTGTTAACTATATTTAAAGAACCAGTAAGACCCAAAACAAAAATCTTAAAATCAATTATAGATGTTGTTAAGTCATACTGAATAAATTTAGCAAGCTTTTGGATACCCTTTGTAATTGAGTTAACAACATTAATAATAACTGTTTTCAAACCAGTACTGTTAACAATTACATCTTGAAGATTCTTTATTGCATCTCCTAAATTAGAGAACGATCCTGATAGTGTATTAACTTGTTTCCTAGCAACTCCACCATAACCTTGTGTAGAGAAGGCTAATTTATTAAAAGCCTTAAATACTTCATCAAATGTAAGATTGCCTCTTTCCATTGTAGCTGACCATTCAGCCCATGATTTACCAGCTTCCTTAGCAATTCTTTGTAGTGGAATACCAATGGTAACAAGAGGTTCAAGTCGCTCATATGTTACACGACCTTCAGATGCCATTCTTGAAAATGCTTCTGTTACTCTTTGGATTTCGTAATCTCCGCCACCTACAGCAGTAACTGCATTAGCTATACCTTCTAAGCTATCTAATACTTGTCTATTACTAGAAAATAATGTGCTACCTGTATTAGCGAGACGTGCATAGGAATCTGCTAATGCATCTACACTGAATTTTGTTTCAGCGGCAAATTGCTGAATATCAGAAAATGCCTTTTGTGATTTAACAATAGATCCAGTTGCGATAGCTAACCTAGTTCTAATACCATCAAATTGTTGGGCTGTCTTTAATAAAGAAGTACCAAATACCCCTACTGCAGCAACAGCAAATGTTGATTTTAAAGTATTACCTAATTTTGTTGCAGAACTGTTTATACTATCTATATTTTTATTAATTTGTCCTGTTTGGGAAATAGCAGTTGATAAGGATCTCTCATCAAATACTTTATATCTTGGTGATTGTTTTAATTTTGCATTTAAATTTTGTATGCTTTTATTTATTCCATTAATCTTTTGTTGATCTGCATCAACGTCTAAGATTTTTGTTTTCTTGCTGCCTTTTGCAGCCTCATCCTGTACTTTCTTTAGTAGACCACGTAGTCTATCTATATCTTCGGATGCCTTTCTTGTGTCTGCCGTGACTTTAATTTCTACTGACATATTTTGTTCTCCATAATAAAAAAGCCCTAAAATGAATCCTCATTATTAGAGGCCATCCTAGGGCTATTATTTATTTTTCGTTGCTAAAGTTTACTGGTGCTGAAACTTCACCAATAGTAAGTAGCACTTGTTCAATGAAAAATGGTGGCGCTTGTTTTGAATAACCAGTATTCAATATACCAATGTATGGCGCATCATTATCTATTTTACCAACAAGTTCACCATTTATCTTGATCATGCTATACTTCCATCTACTAGCTGCATAACCTGTATCTACTGGGGTTACTGATCGTAAGGCTTCTGTAGTAAATTCTGTTCTTTCCTTAATAGTTGCTTCTGCAAGAGAAACAGCCTCTTTCTGGATTCTTTTGATTTCTTTTTCAAAATCTACTCTTATACCTAAACTCATAGTTACCTCACTCTATAGTTGGATTCCAATCTTCTGCACCTTTGGCTGTTTTGAGTAAACTTAAGAAACCAGGATTAATCCTTGATTTATTAGTTCTCTCTAATGCTTTAAGTGACTCAAAAATTTCAGAACCTCTTTTCTTAACTCCCTGTGCATTAAGCAACAGAGAGGTACGATAGTCATCTCTCCAACCTACAGGTCTTGATGCGAAGAACTGATTCCACCCGATGAATTCTTCATAAGGCATTTCATCTAGAATTTTATGAACAGGCATATGCAAATGATATGCTAACTCATAAATTGTCAGTTCTTCAGGGCTTAGTTTCCCTCAGCTGAACCTACCATACCAGAATATTTAACAATTTCTGCAGATAGGGACGTCAACTCTTCTAATGGAAAAGTTGCAATATCCTCGTCAGATAATTCGTCTGCGCCAATAACGGCTAAACGTAAAATTACACGAAGAGTGTTAATTTGGTCTTCCTCAGAGGTATTCTTTGTAGCCTCCTGGATTCTTAAAACTTCATTGACAGTGAGTTTCTTGATCTCAACTTTATCACCCATGAAGTCAACTTTTTTACTAATCTTTTTACCAACTAAATGTTTCATTATATTTCCTTACTTTTATTTATTATCATTAAATAGATGTTTATTATTTTCTTGAAAGTCATCTAGAACTTTTCTTACTGTATGCAATACAGATAATGTTTCCATAATCTCTCTTCCTGCTATACTTTCTTTATCGAAATCTTGAAATCTTTCAAATGATTTACGAATACTAATATCAACACTACGTCTCATATGACGGAATGTAGTCTTCATAACGAATGACTTACTAAATGGTGGTTTATCTTGATTGTTATCAATCATACTTATCCTTAATATATACTATAAATACTACCAAGGGGAGCCTTAGATCTCTCTTTAGCGTCCCCTGGTAAATGGACTAGAAACTAGCCCAAATTGTCATTAGGTGAGACCAACAGTCGCAGGACCGAAGAAACCGCCTTGTGAAGACAATGTTAGTGTAGCTTGGTTAGCGTCTGTTAACTGTGGGCTAACTAATAGGGCTTCGATTTTACCAACGAAGTAAAAGTTAGAGTTATTAACTGAACCTAAACCAGTAGCACCTGCAGTAGTATGTAAACCAGCTGGCTTAGCATTTAGCATAGAGAACTGGAAAGCATAAACCTTACCATTACCTACTAATGCACCTAATGCTGAACTAGGAGTCCAATCAGAAGGAATATAGTTTAAGGTAACTTCTAAGTTAGGTGAATCAGACTGGCCTTGGATTTGGCTAGAAGTCTTTTGACCATAAACAGGTACGTTAACGATGTTAGCTGGTGTACCAATTTGTGGGAATTCACGAACATTTTTGATTTCAGTAAATGTAGCAGCACTAGTGAATTTACCAACTAGTTCTGTTAAATCATCTACTGATGTGAGATCAGTGATCTCGGTTGTGTTTACGGCCATAGCTGAGAAAATACCAGCTCCGATTGATGTAATATGTGCCATGTGTTTTAATCTCCATAAGCTTTAAAATTTATTGAATAATCACCACGATAAAGAGATTTATCTGCGGGATCAAGGCCAAGCTGCATTACTGTGCTTGCGCCAAATTGGGTTCCATTTGTCAAAGTCTTACCTTGAAATAATGAATCTATAGTATCAGCAATAGTGAACAATTCTGCATCACCATTACCTGCCTTGACAAAGATCGATAGTATTAACATACCTGAGAATTTTTTCTTAAACCCATGAGCATCAACTGTACCGCTTCCTGGTAGAATACTAATTCTAATAAAAGAAGTAGTAGTGTCTATTATTCCACTGTAGTTGGCAGGATACGCTTTGTATCCAGTTGTTGTCCATGCGCTTGAAGCAAATAAACCATATATGTCTGACTTTAGTTTACTATACATACTCATACTCCTGCTAATGAGAGTACAACAACAAAATCATCTTTTGAAATAACATTACAACCATATTCTACACTACTAACGGTTACCCGAGAATAGCTATCGAAGTTAATTGTAGGATTACTTTTAATTGTGAGTGAAGTTGTAGTCACAGGAATACCAGACTCAAAAGATTTACTAGTTCCTAGAAAGCCTTGAGCTGTATATGTCTGATCCGTTTTTACAATCGAACCAGTGGTAAAATTAAATCCACTGACGATCTTATTGTCAAAAGTAGCTGTTACCGAAAGATCCTTTAATTTCTCAAAGGCAGTATCCACGGATTGTTGTACTTTTGATTTAAGGGACATTTAATTTGCCCTCCACCATTGAGTAGAACCTTGGTTTACTAAAAGTGGTTTTAGGTATTTTCTAACAAGATTAGGAACTACTGGAGTCCTAGTCGTATCATTATTACTATCTTTCAATGTAATAGTACCAATTGAAATTTCTTCAAAGTTTTGTGTTTTATTATCCAACAAATTTTCGTTAGATAATAAATGATAAGCCATTTCTAAAACAGCTTGTTTCATTCTTTTTGGAATTTCAGTTACACTAAAGTTAACCTCTTGTCCTAATCTAGGATCAAAAATATAAGCCCCCTTACGAGGCCATGCAAGACTCTGTGTGGAACTGACAGCAACACCAATAAATTGATTTTCATCAAGTATAAGAGTTGCGGTCACTAATGCTGACTCCTGATCATCATCCTGAGCATTTATCCAAGCACCCGCATCAATGCGAGTATCAAAATATGCATCAGCTTCGACCATAGTTACATATGTGTTTGTACCTAGGACTAGTGCCATCAGTTCCTCCTAATGGATTAAGCGTGGAGAATAGGTAGAATACCTAAGTTCAATGCATTCATTTTACGTGCCCATGAACCAGCAGTGCCGTAGTTAGCATTGGTAGCAAAGGCATTAGTAGCGCCAGCCCAGTCATAGCCCATTGGATGAACTACGAAGCCATAACGATACCAGATAGCAGTAGAACCACCGCCAGTATAGGCAGCTGCACTACGATCAACTTCAACAGGTGTAGGAACAGCAATGTTTGTAAAGCTGATAGCACCTGGCTTGCAAATGAATGTGGTCTTTGTAGAACGATCATTTACGTTAGCAGAAGCAGACAAGTCACCTTGAGCAACACGGCTGAGTAATAGACGGAACTTACCACCGAACACTGTTTGGAATGTTAGGTTACCATCAGTAACTGTAGTTACGTCTACTAAGTTAGCAGCACGTAGTTCAGCTAATACTTCAGGTGAAGTAACCATGTACATGAAGTCTGGCTCATAGTCTTTGAATGCCATGCCAAGAGCTTGGAATAGACGTTGACCACGAGCAGCACCGATAGCTGTAGCATCAAATAGTTTACGCTGATCAGAGGCAGATGTGGCAGCAGCAGCACCAAAGGTACCAGCAGCATTGATATCAACGAAGTTACCAGTTGTAACGCCATCACCATCTGTGTCATAACCGACTAAACCAGCACCACGAGAAACTTCGTAAGCAGCTACACCTTTGAGGGTAGCAACAATAGCGTCAGACTCGTCTTGGCTACGAACTTCAGAGAAGTCACGAGCAATTTTAGAGAGACCGTCTTGTTGAGAAACGATTTGTTGTAGGTTGATTTGCTCAGAACCAAATGTACGTACTGTTTTGATGTAGTCAGCGATTTCTGTAGAAACATCAGTGTAAGTACCAGCATTGGCAGAGGATAAGCTAGCAACGTTAATGTTGGCAGCTAGGGGTTTGTACCAGCGCATTTGACCAATAAAGCTTTCGCCTGTTGGGTCAATACGGGCATCAGTACCAACGATGCCAGTGCTGTTAAGCTTTTTGGCATTTGAGTACATTTCATCAGCATATGCAGAAATAGCAATAGCTACGTTTTGGAACATTGTATGATTAATCATTTAAAAAATCTCCTGTGATTTTAAAGGGTGAAGCTACCTAATTTTCCACCTGCGGCAAGTGCTAACACTTCCTCAGTAGTCATTTCAGATATCTTCTTATTGGGATCGAGTTTGGGAGTACCGTTCATATTGCTACTACCACCCCCTGAATTAGATTTAGGTTTAAATAGGAAAGAATTATCTTCATTCTTTACATATTGTCCTACAAAATCCTTGATTGATACACCAGATTTGTGAATCCATGCACCAGTCTCTGGATCTTGGATGAGTTGATCGATAATATCCCGATAAGCCATTTGGCCAGATCGGTCATTACGGAAATCAAGACCAGTTAATGCATTACGAACTGCACCATCTCGGGTGAGTTCAGTTACTTTACCTTCGGCTAACGCAAGCTTTTCAGTGAGTTCTGCGAGCTTCATCTCAGCAACTTCTTTATGCTTACCTTCATCCTCTAAAGCTTTCATCTTACGTTGTTTAGCATCATCTTCAAGACGAACACGCTCTTTAACAGCATTGTCACGTTCTTGGTAAGCTTTATCTAAACTTAGTTTGATTTTAGAAAGACGCTCTTCAACCATTCGATTGATTAAGTCTTCTGTATCTTTATTGTTAGCACCTCCACCACCAGTATCAACCTCATCGATTTTAAACTCTGGGTTAGGTGTGTTGCTATCATCGAGGAACTCTTTGTTTCCGAACTTATCTACTTTCATCTTTATTTTCCTTTGGCACAGCCATTTAATTTTAATTTTTTAGGGTTTAGTTACAAACATAAACTCTTACGGTCCAATACCATACCAATCCATACCTTTAGGTATAGGAGCCAGTATATCTTTTCTCGTAATCTTGTTTCGAGGATTTATTAAGCCATCCTGAATAGCCTTTTGTCTTAAAGAGTTATAGGTTGCTCTTGACAACCCTTCTTCTCTAAGAGCAAGTAAAGTTTTCTCTATTGTATCACCTTCTAAGGCATCTGCATAGATTTCTCTAAGAGCTACCTTTGACTTAGCTGCTTGTCCGATGTTTGTGAAGAAAGCATCATGAATCGTAGCGGTTTCAACACCGTTTTTACGACCCCATAAATGATATCTTCTTACAATAGCGGCATCATTCATATGGTTGCCATTAACACCCATACCAATACCTGCTCTCATTAAACTTGATTTTCCTAGAAGTGAAGCATCTTCTGCTCGATCTTCGTAAATATTACGGACCATCCTATTAGCCTCTTTGTCAAAGAACTCAATGCTAGTTTGGATTTTAGGTCTGTATCTCTGGTATAAAGTCTTACCATCAAATGTTACCCAAGGTACATCGACCTTCTGAGTTTCATCAACGTAAGCTTTAGCAGCCTCTTTCCAGAATTGTACGAATTTTTGAGTTACTGGTGCTCTCTCAGCTAATCTCCGAGACATGATCTCAGAAACAGATTTGAAGTCTTGAGGACCAATTAGTCCTTTACGAGCATTCATTAACTTATCGACAAACGCTTCTACGTCTGGGTGAGAATCACGAGCATGTGATAAAAGTTCTTGCCCCACAGGGGTTTCACCTTCAACAACCTCATTCAACTCACGTTTTAATTGTTTAAGACCAAATACAACATTATCAGCACCTAGCCTATCTGCTTCTTTGATCTTTGCATCTATAATATTAGTTACACCACGAAGTTCTTCACGGGTAACAACAGTATATCCTTTTGTTTCTAATACTGAAGCAAATTTAGCCTCAATATTAGCCGCCTGTGTTGCCTTACCAGCGCCATAGAAAGAAACCATGTTCTGAGCCTTAGCGGCTTTTTGGAGATCAGTCCATTGAACATTAGCATCTCTTAATCCTTGTATCTTTTGAAACTCTGGATCAGACACTGTATCCATTGCTACTAAGTCATACAAACGATTCTTTTGAAGTGTAGGTAACACATTTGAGTTAATTGAAATATCTCTATCGCCTGTACTCAATCCGATGATTTGAGCACCAGAGGATGAAGCATCATTCTCAATCATTAATTTTGTTTTATAAGTTGATAGCTTTTTTAAATCAGTAAAGTCACCATTTACATGATCATATATTCTAGCATATTCAATAGCCAGCCTAGATATCTTTGGGATTTCTTCAGCTTCCTGAGAACGAATAATAGGGTGATCTAAGAACTCTCGAATACGTCTATCACGTTGAGTTGTTTCTCTCATAAG